TTGACATCAAATTCAATCATTGCAAAGTCCTCGGGCATTTGTTCGATTATCTTCATGAAATCAAGAATGCCATTCTTCTCGTTAGTTTTCTGTAAGTCTGTTTGACTTGCATCACCACAGAACATGATTTTAGCATCCTCTCCTACTCTTGTTATTATACTATCTAATTCATGAAAATTCAAGTTTTGTGACTCGTCAACTAACACAATCGCTTGGTCAATTGTTGTTCCACGAATGAATGATGTACTCCAGAACTTGATAGTGTCCTGTTGTTTTAGATTACCATATAACATTTCAAAGTCTGCATCAGTCGGCATTTGAAACATATACTTCACCATGTTTTTGTATGGTATCTGATACAAGAAAGACTTGTCCTCATGATCGCCAGGTAAGAAACCAATCTCTCGTGTTGATACAAGAGATCTTACAATATAAAGTTGATTATAAGGTGTATGTGGATCAAGGATATCTTTCAATGCAAGATATAATGCAACGAAAGTTTTACCTGTTCCAGCAGCACCATATGCAAAAATATTTTTACCCTCTTTGTAGTTTTCAAAGAGTGTCTTTTGGTTATCTGTAATAGGCTCAATCTTGTTTAGAAGATCGGCATTGATAGGTCTTTTTCTCTTCATCTGTTTCGCAGTCATTCCCACTCCGATGGGAGAATCTTTTTTTCTTGCCATTACTTATTAATCTTTTTAACTCTTGAGCCAGGAGATTTAGATGCCTTGTATAGAACATCATTCCAACTAGGATTCTTTGTGATTAGTTTGTCTCTCCATTCACCAACCTCTCCGAGGCCAGCAACTCCAGCATTCCAATCTTTGTCCCAATCTGGATTGTCTTTTCTCCACTCATCATATGCCACCATTGACATAGAGAGTTCTTTTTTCTCGCCAGTTTCTTTATGAATAACAGGGTATGTTGGCATAAGTTTTAACGTTTTGTAATATTATTTAGATTAACTCTTGGAAAAAGCCTTTTCGGCATATGACCTGAGATAATCTTGGAAACCTTGTTCTATTCCACCTACATTGTCATGTTCATCGCACCATATGGTGGCGAACTCATAGACAGCTCTTGTGTGTTCTTCTAAGTGGTGTGTAAGGCATCGAAAACAAGCTGCTCTTAGTAACAACTTCTCTTCTGAGTAACGGGGGTCATCACTGTTACCCGTCATCATCCTCAAAGACTTCATCATAATCTGTAATTTGGTTAACAATGTCTTCATAATTTAGATTTAGTTTGTATGCCTCTGTATCAGAGTATATTTCTGATTCTAACGCATTTACAACATTTTTCAAGTCCTTAATCATGACCTTTAATTTATCTCTGTCCATTGAGTGGCCTCCCATGTTTATCGACTAGTCCTAATTTTTTAACTTGAGATATATTTGATTTCTCTTTCTTTTTTATCTTCTTATATTGTTTCATGATTTTGTCAACTTCGTCTTTGAAGACTTTGACTTTGAGTTTCTTTGCTTCTTCTGAAGTGACAAAACCCAATCCCTGATCACTTTCTTTTCTTTGTTTCTCTTCCAAAAATTCGTTGATTCCAAGTTGAATTTCTCCCTCAATAATGTCATTAATCTGGTTACGGAGTTGTTCCTCTTTCATGAGTTTCTCCTGACTCTCTTCTTTGGTTTACTTGCTACTGGTAAACCCCATGTCTTTGGACTTGCAATTCCAGGCCCATATTCAATACTCACGATAGAACCCGCTCCAAATTTATCGTAGTACATATCAAATATGTTAACTTTAGCGTGACATCTAACGAGGTCATTACGAACTGCATTATCAACCTTATATGTCACGATATAGGCATCAGAAGGTAGAGACTTATCCTTGAGTTCCTCACTGTTGCAATTCTCTTTGATAAGACTCGTTGAGTATCTACTACTCAAATCTTCTTTTTCTTTTGGTGTCCAGAAAGCTTCCGCCATCACCTCATCTCTGGTTTTTGTTTTCGCCATACTAACTTCGATTACCCCATTGTATATCGGGGAATGCTTCTTCAACTATGGCACGAGTCAACTTGTATTTCTTCTTTAGGTTTTTGTCTTTCACCAAACAAATAATTTCTGCTTCATCTGGATGAAGACCTTCTAAGAGTTGCATAAAAAGTTGTTCTCTTTTCATAGGTCGAAGAATATCATTCCCACCTTTAACAAAATTATACAACTTTTTCCACTCATATGCAAGGTGTAAATGTTCGGTTCCAGCAGGCGCCTCATTCTTTTTGAATGGAACATCACCATCTGGAAGCATCGACTTCACAGATTCATCAAAGTTCCAAATCAAAACAGATTTAAGATGTAAAGATTCATTCTCTTTTAGAACTTGAATCTTCTTTGCTTTAGTTTTTTGTTTTGATACTAATCCCAATACCTCACTCAAAAGAGGATTTCTTGGTAATCTATTTTCTCCCAAAGTGGGATGTGTTGTAGTCATAATTCGTCGTCAATTTCACTATCAAAGTTTAAGTTTTCAAATCGAAAGGCAATGATTTCATCTGGAATAACGTTACCTTTGAGATCATACATCTCAGGATGCATCTCAGAGATATCATTTCTTTGTTGATGTTGTTTGTATAACCATCCTATTATACCACCAACAAAGAGAAAAAGCACTGATATTAAAGTGCCGAGAGTTAGAGCGAGTGTTAACACATTACCTCTTGTACTTGATTTATTTAGTTGTAATTTTACGTCTCCCTCTTCTTCTTTCTTTTTCGTATCTTTTAGCGTCTTCCAAGATTACATTGAAGTAATCTTTAATCTTTCTTGCTTTTGGTTTTCCAAGATGGCCGTATGCCTCTCTTAGAATTTGATGTTCACCATCTTTTCCACCTTTGATGTATTTACTCAAGTCATCAATCAAATCAGTCAACTCTTTTGCAGTTGAACTTTGATTAAACTCCTTCGCTCCTACTCCTGTTGTTTTACAGGACTTCATAAAGTCATAAAATTTTAAATGAAATTTCTGTTCCTCAAATGCAACATCAATTGCTTTATCTACGATTGTGTAAATGTCTTCCATTAAACTAAGTTTTTTTCCTCTAGGTATTTGAATGTATCTAAACACCCACCAATTAATTTGTCATCCGCCAATATTCTTGGGAATGATGACCCATAACCAAATTCAGAGATGAATTGCTCCTTAGTAAAATCAATACCAAGTTTATAAACTCGATACTCAACTTTTGCCAATTCTAAAAGTCTTTTTGCTTTTTCGCAATAAGAACATCCCTCTTTGGAATACAAGGTATTTTTCATTAGTCCTCCTCGATCATATTATTACGAATTTCAAAGTTGTCAAGTCCCTTCACTTCAGAAGGTTCTTGTGAATAATGTAATCCATCGTTTCCGTTTTGTGCGATGACATTCATTCTATGTGTTGTCTCTTCCTCATCCCAAAGTTCATGAATCCTTTCAATGTCAGCATCAACACTTCTCATTGTGTTTTCAACTTTAACATTAATCCATACTTTTTTGAGATACTCAATGAATCCTAACGCAAGAAAAGAGATGGGGAACTTTTGTTTGTTCGCCCATCTCTCTGCTTTCGCATACCAAGGGTCTACGCCCTCACCAAATTGTTTTTCAAAATTTACTCTTGGTGTAATCATTTAAGTTTTAAGTACGTTTACTGCGTCCCAATCTTTTTGGAAAAGATCTAAACCTTTATCTGTCAGAATATGTTTATACATCTTTTCAAATACTGATGGAGGCATCGTAACAATCCCTGCACCATATTCAAAAGATTTACTCACACTTCCCACACTCCTTATGGAAGCGGATAAAATTCCTGTGTCAACAAAATTATATAGTCTCGACTGTTTTTCATAGATGTCTGCGATCTCTTTGATCAAACCTAAACCATCAAATGAATTATCATCTACTCGACCCACGAAAGGCGAGACGTAGGCAGCGCCTGCCTTCGACGCCAAGACCGCTTGGGCAGCACTAAAGATCAATGTCACGTTTACTCGAATATCTTCCTTAGAGAGGAGTTTACAACCCTTCAGGCCTTCGGGTGTACAAGGTACTTTAATTGTTGTGATTTCACCAAATTTTTCTTTGAGTCT